CCATGAATCAAATTGGCCACCTTGGGAGCTCCAAACGCTACCTCTAGTGGCAACAACTTTAGCTTCTTCGAACTCGTGGGGTGAACTGTTGCTGCGCCCAATAAACTCGCCAACGATAGCACTTCCTGAAACAGCAGTATGCACGGGAAGCATGCTTGATATGTTTTTGACTAGTTTTCCGCAGTTGAACAGGACAAGACGTAGGTCAGTGTTTGGAACTTTTGCCGCAGCACTTATGTATCCAGTATGCTTGATCTCATGCTCACCTACATAGCTTGTTATCACAAGACGACCTTTTTCATCATCAGCACCGTTTGGCAACAAAGTCAAATGGTTAGGAATGAGAAGCACGTTCGTCTGCAAGAATAAGCCTAGACAGTTAAGAGTATGGGATGGTGAATCGCTTGGATAATACGTTATACTAACCAGGTTGTTCTTGAATACATTTTTTGCTTGCTCGGTGGTCATGGTCTTCGATCTACCGGTGGCTTGTCCGCCCCCAATGGGGGCTTTCTTCCAAGAGTGAAACTCTCCTGGTGTTTGCATTTTTGCTATCACCTTCTTCTCTGCAAGAGAGGGAATGAGGATTGGTTCATCACTGGTTGCCAAGTGCTCAGATGTCGTGACGTTAATATCGACTAGCTTCTGCCAATATGCTTGGAAATCCAACTTCCCACGTGCATTCTTAGGTACGTCGCCAAGATTGTGCGCTTGATACCAGTTGACAAAGTCTAAGGGTTGCGGTGTCATGTCGTAATACGTCTTGTATGATTGTTTAACCTTCTCCTCCCACTCAGAACGGTTCACGAAAGTTTGAATACCTCTCGTTATGGTCATCCACTCTTCAGCTTCAAACCGACCGCCATAGGTGCAACAAAACATTAGTTCATACGGAGAGGGTTCTTTTCTTACAATTGAGAGCTTTGGCTCCATGGTGACCTGGGAGACATAGTTGGGATCAACTCTCACAGCCTCGAACACTTTAAGGGTGTCGCAAACTTCGTCATCAATCGCACGACTGATCTCTCTCCGTTCACTTTGGGAGAGTCCTACACGCTGCAGGCGCTGAGTAAGCTCTTCAACACGCCTGGTTTTGATATTAATCTTCGCGCTTAGGCAACACTGATGTATGATCAGACCGACGAATCCAAGAACGCCAGCACCACAAATCCAATGCAAAAATCTACTCTCTCTACCTGTAGGTGGTCTAGCTGCCATAGCTGCATCAACTTCTCGGAGAGTACGGGTCTCAAGAACTTCCAACGCACGGTGTGGCAGCGAGAGAAAATAGCAGAACATCTTCAAAAGAAAAACGAGGAACAGGGTAACAACTCCAAGAATACACACTTTACTAGGTTCGTAGACATTGTAAGTGTTGCATTCATTGAAAAAGAAGAATCTCTTGTGACACTCGGTAACTGTTGGAACTTGCGTTACGAGTAAAGCAACCGACATTAATACACCGAAGAACCAGTGGAACATGTTCACGGAACTAGAAAGAACACCCATGTGTCGAGACCACTCAAAAATTGGGTTGGCGAGACCTTCCGCGCACCAGTCGTTGAGCGTGTGTAAAACCCACGCTTGCGTTCGATCTAGTCCGCGAGCGACGATGGTTGTTAGGAACTCACTCTCTTGCCGAGCACATTTCGCGCATTCCCTACAAGTGGTTGGTATCATCTTGTGGACGCAATACTTAGTGTTGCCGGCAGTTTGAGATGCGATCATGCGAGCTCGCTCATACTTGAAATGTAACAAGCAAGCGTCCCTCACGTAATGCATAGCTTCAACGTGCTCCATGTAGTCGGTGATGTATTTGACCTTGTAATTAGCATCCATCTCGTACGCGCGGTAACGCATGTGGGCTGGGAAGCCTTGGTGATTAGGATCCAACTTCTCTTTGTCCAAAATGACGCGGTCCTGAATAGCATCGTCAGGAGCAGCAGGAGCAAACTTGGAAGCAGGGATAGTAGAACGGGGTCCCTTACGCTTTTCCACTTTGAGAGCATAATCAGGATGCACTGAACACTCGAGCTTGACGCCGAGACGACGCCAAGCAGATTCCGGCTCGGTAGATTCGTATTGTGACTGCAAGGTTGGAGAGTTGGTCGTCGCGAAGAAAAGTTGGGCATGATTGAACTTTGTACCTTTTTCCTCAATCGAAGCTCCGGTGAAATTAGTAACTTCAGCATTCACATACCGCAACAGCCTTGTTTGAAGTGGTTCGGGTCGCTTATTGTGCAGTAGGTTGCCAATATCGTCCCACTTAATCGCTGTGGTAGAATTGTCAAGCCCACTGTCGAACGCATCCGCATCATTAACGGACACAGTATTTCTTTGCTTGATCCCACATAACTCGTGCAACCACCGGTCGATAAATTCGATCGCGACCGTCTTGCCTATGCCTGGAGGACCAACAGAGTTACACCAAAT